TTGTCAACCTTAATAGTCTGCTTTTGGACGTCTAATACTCTTATAGAATTCTGCAAGTTTTTCTTTATCTTCTTTAAACACATTTTCATTCTGTCTAGTAAACGAAGGATTAAGATTATTTTCCTGTAGGATGTCGTCTCTAATGTTTTGATTTTTCTTTTCTATGTTTAGTACTCTTGTAAAACTGTTTGTAACTGCGGCAGTATAGTAAGCAAAAGGATTTTCACTTTTACTTTCGTCAAACTGTAGTCCAATCTGTGAAAGTTGTAATACTGCTTGGGCTCGCATTTCGTCGTTGTATGTGTAACCACGCCAGTTCGAACGTGTACCATACCTATCAGCAAGTTTTAGGAACATACGTCCTAGTTCTTCACTAACTCTACCATGCGTTTTGCTAAAGTGTCCGTTGTTCATTCCGCCAACCCAATGGCTTTTACCAACACAGATCAAGTTATCATTTTCATCAAATTTCCAATGTTGAAAAGGAGGAAAGTTAACTTTGGTGTGTTTGTCTGCTACTGTTTTTGTTTTGCGTTTACGTCCAGGTTCTTCCGGAATATGATCAAATGTCATAATCCTAAAAATTAAATCTGTTTTTGCAACTTTACGCCAATCTGGCAGTACATCTGCTTGTTTTGTTTTTTTATCGCCTGCTTCTCTAGCCGCTTCATATGCGGCCTTACCAATACGATCAGCACGATTGCGTTTTGCTTCTGCAATGGTTAATCGATTGACTTTGTCTAAACTAGGTAATATGATATCAAATCTCGCATACACATCGTCTGTATACGAACTAAAACTGTTTTTGCTTATATGGATCTGTCTAAGTAGATCTCTATTGTTTAAATATTTTACTTTTCTCATAAGAATCTCCGTATGTAAGTCTTATTATAAACTACGTAGTTAATAAATGCAATAAATATATTTGCCAAAAGGAACCAAAATGATATGACAACAGAAAGTGATACACAACAGCAAGGTGGAAAAGAACAAGGAACCGGCAATGACGGTTTGACGTCTTTCGGTACTAGACTTGTTGAAAACCTAAAAGATGCTACAGGATTAACTGGAGCAATTGATAGATTGCAAGGGTTAACGGCTGATAAACTAGGACCACCGCCTGTCAAAAAACAAGTATTTTCACTAACTGGTCGTATCGAAGAAGATCCTAGAATCAAAATTAAAATTCCTGGTAGTTATTTGAAAGGTCCTGCAGGACGTTTAAGCGAAGACGGCGGAGTAGTATTTCCGTACACGCCTCAAATTGTAGTTCAAACACGAGCCAATTATAATGCTTTAAGTCCCACACATAGTAATTATGCTTTCTATGCTTACCAAAACTCACAAATGGATGCAATATCAATTGTAGGAACTTTTACTGCACAGAATATAGATGATGCAAGATATATGCTCGGAGCAATCCATGCCTTGAGAGCAGTTACTAAAATGAACTTTGGTAGTGGTGAGAATATCGGTGCACCACCGCCTGTTTGTCAACTATCAGGTTATGGAACCTATCAGTTTAATAATTTACCTGTTGTAATATCAAGTTTCTTTTACACACTAAACGAAGACGTTGACTATATTGCATCAGACTCAAATGGTAATAACGATGACATTACAGCAATGCCAAGCAGAGCAGAATTTACTATAGAATGCTTACCAGCATTTTCAAGAAGAGATCAAGCGGCATTTAATATTGACGAATTTATTCAAGGTAATCTTACAAAAGATAAAGGAATGGTATAATGGCAAGTTACAAAAAAACTAGTTTATATGGAACAACGCCAAATAGAACTCCAGGCATTTTGGATGTTTTAGATTATAGACCAATGCCTTTTTTAATTGACGATGTAAAATATGAAATCAAACCTCAATATAATTATCGACCAGATCTTTTAGCAAGTGACCTGTATAATGATCCAGAGTTATGGTGGGTTTTTAAGTCAAGAAATCCTTCAGTACTAGATGATCCTATATTTGATTTTGTAGCAGGAATAGAAATTTATATTCCGTCAAAAAACACAATTGGTAGAATAATTGGAGGCGCATAATGTCTGAATCAGGTGCAACTCCTAGTCTTGATATTCAAAGACTCAGAACTGACGGAGCATATTGGTCTGAGCAGATGGATGCTGGTAACATACCTACGCAGTTAATAAAAGATGGGATTGTTCCAATTGGATATTCTAGAGAAGGCGGCCGGACCCCTACATACATGGCTAATGGACCAAATCCTATTCCTGTTACAGGAGTAAACAGGCCTGGCACAAGTACAATTGACCCTAGTTTAAATAGATTTCCTATAATGAATTCTGATGGCACAGTGCGAGGACCAGGCCAACAACCTAGGCCTAGGCCAAGTATAAACAGTGAAGAAATAGATATTAATAATATAGTTGTTGATATAGATAGTATACTTTATGACGTTGACTATGTTGCCGATACAACATCAACTATTTCTGAAAACTTTGAAGCACCTGATACACCAAGAACCGAACCTTCAGCATCGGACAGCGACCCTGCTTGGCAACGATTGTACGACGAAGTAGACGGAAGACACAATCTATTACACGATTACAATTCCTACAACTACATTATTACACTGGTTGCTATATCAGATGATCAAGTCAAAGATGCAAGTTCTTACAAAGGTAGAATTGTATCTGGCGGCAATATAGAAAGCAATGACTTTTACGTTATTGCAAAATCAGGTGGATTTAGAAGAGATAAATCAAGTGTATGGATGTCTAGAATTACCACAGATGCAAACGGTAATCCAGAAACACAAAGCGTGTCTCCAGGAAATTACAAGGATCTAGGTTATGAAGATATAGGTGTTAGTGCAATGGGAGAAGGTGACAGAGATAAAGATCTTTTTATTGATGACTTAATCTTTGATACTCGTCCTGGCATTAATGATATGGGACATTCTAATTTAACCACAGGTCGATTTAATGTAACAGAACCACACGGAGTGGGCGGGTTTTACAAAGAATTATGGGCCGGTGCAAGACATGCAGGACATCTTGATTACCTAGGAGCACCTTTTTTATTAGTAATAAGTTTTGTTGGAAGAAAAGTTGGAGAAGACGGAGCAGAAGTTCCAGATAGGACCACACGTTATATTCCTATTTTGTTAAAAGGTAGTCAAATGAGTGTTGATGCTTCCGGAGCAAAGTACAGTGTAGAATTTATGGGATATAATTCAGGAGGAGCAAGTGCAAGTGCGGCTTCTACGTGGGACGTAATTGAACCAAGAATTAATACTATCGAAACAGTAGAAAGTATTGCTTGCAGTGTATTTCATGCTAACACACTAGCACATCAAAAAATCATGGACGAAATGCAAGCAAGTTCAGACGATGAAACAAAAACAGAAATTGCTCGAAGAATGCAAGACCAAGATGCAATACAAGCATCAATGTCTCAAAGCGGTTTAGGAGCAAATACTCCTGTGGTAAAATATCAAGGACACAAATACTACTGTTGGTTTCCTGAGGACTTTAGTGGAGCGTTTGCTTCGCAACCAGGAAACTTTAAAAGCAGTCTTTGGGAAACACAAGTAGAAGCGATGTTAGCCCAAGGAGAAAGTTTTAGAGGAGATGTGGTTAGTATAGATGGTAATCCTAATCAAATATCTAGAGCAGGCCTTAATGACGAAATTAGTCCAGTATCAGGTGTGGCTATTGATGAGCATGAAAGAAAAGTTCAAGCAAACCAAGATGAACAAAATAGGCTTAATACAGAACTATCTACTACACAAGGTCAGTTTAATACACAAGTAGAAATTTTTAATCAAAAACGTGAACAACTTGCTAATGTAATCAAAAACTCACAAGGTGTTAGAGAAGACGACCTTGAAGCATCATTACGTTCAGATTTATTAATCAGACCAAACACTGCTGAAGCCGAAGTAAAAAGCACTGTAGATGAAGCACAAGATCAGGCAATAAATTTTGCTGTACAATTTGCTGGAGTTCCAGACGGTCCTCCAAGTGGAAGAACACCACCACAACAGCCTGGATTAACAGAAGCAGAAATAACACAAGTTATTACACTTAGAAATGAGATTAATACAGCCGCACAGCAGATCAATTCATTAAGAGGTACGATTGCTAGAGTAGAAAAGAAAATAGAAGATCTTGAAGCAGAAGCATCAACATATCCAAACCTTACATATAATATACAAAGAGGCGGATCTGCATGGTCGTTTAAAAAAGGTGTAAACCTAAAAACAGTTTTAGATATACTAGTTACTAATAGTCAATACATGCAGATATTCCAACAAGACGCTATTTTAAATCAAATTGAACAAAGTGAATATATTCCGTGGTACAATATTACAATTCACACAGTACCGATTGCATTTGACGTTTCTACAATGAGGCCAGTATATGAAATACATTATGTATTATCACCGTATAGTATACACTACAGCAAAATGCCTGGAGTTAACATAATTTTTAGCACTAAAAAATTAAGAAAACGTGCTGTTAGAGAATACAATTATATTTTTACAGGTAAAAATATTGATGTTTTAAATTTTGATATCAAGTATAATAATCTATTCACTATGCCTTTGCTATTGAGGCCACCTAATCCTGAAGCATTAGGAGCAACAACCCGCAGAGAAGAAATTGTTAATACATATCTTAGTGCTCAAGATCAAGCCATAGAACGAATTAGTACTAGGATTTCAAGTAAACTAGGTGAAACTGGTTTTACACCAGCACAGGCGGCTAGAGAAAAAGTAAACTATAGAGATATAGAAATAACAAATAGAAATAATATAGGTGTAGCACTAAAAGAATTTTTATATAATCCTCCGTTTGAACAAGCGTTGATTAGAGCACAAATAGAAATTGTTGGCGACCCGGTATATGTTATTGGTAGCGGAATTACAGAAAGACCAATTGTAGCAATAGATGACATTATTACTCGTGACGGTGAAATGAATACTTTTACTAGAGAAGCAGACATAATTTTTAAATTTCGTAATGGAGCAGATACACCGACAGCAAGCGAATTAAAAAATGGCCAATATCTACAGCAACTTCAACCTGGCGATTATGATGGTCTTTATCAAGTTGTAAAAATTGAAAATAAATTTAGTGAAGGTGTTTTCACACAAACTCTTTCTACAATTAGACGTAAGAATCAAGAGCAAGATTATGAAGTAACACAACAAGAACGACAAGATAACGCCGCACGTTAAGCCGCACAAGGAGGATAAAAATGAGTTTTTATAATACAGAACCAATTGAAGCAAGTAAACCTGCTGGAGAAGAAAATTTATCTAAACATACCCAACCTAATATTTGTGCAATTCCTTCTAATGCTGATCAGTTTGTAGATCAATCAGATTCGTCAAGAGCAACAGGAACAACTTCGGTTGGAAATGGTTTTATAAGTGCAGGCAAAGCCACAGTTAAAGGTGTGACAGAGTTTGCTAGTGATGTAGGAGATGCAATTGGTAAAGTGCAGAGTGGTATTGCTCAAGCACAAGCAATAGCAACAGATCCTGTAAGTTTTGTTGCCGGACTAGCAGAAGAAGCCACAGGGTATAGCATACCTACTAGTCCACAAGGTGTTTTAGATCTATTATCAAAGTTTTCTAAACCGCCCGTTTCCAGTGACGGTAGAACAGATATATCAAAAGAAAAATCAGAAGGGGAAAGTATCATAGATGAGATTGGTGATGTTGCATCTCTAACTGCCGACGAATTAACAGGTGCTATCAGCAGTGTTGGAACTGCTATTTCACAAGTAACCAGTGCAGTAGGCGAAGTTGTTAGTCCTATAACTGAACTAGCAAGTTTAGGTGGAGTACCAGTTGATAATGTAATCAGCCAATCTGTAAATAAAGTAACATCGCCTGTACAAAGTACATTAACAAAAGTACAAAATGTAACAGACGGAACACAAGGAATAATAACATAATGTCAATGTTTTCAAGTCAACTAAAAAATGCAAGGCCGTTACGTCAACGAGAAATGGATGTCATTGCGGCAGAATCTTTTCAAAGTATTATAGTTGCAGAAGTAAGAGAAACAGGCGGCGCAGGAACATTTAGAGTTAGAGAATATGGAACTACTACAGATACAAATTTAGTAACTGTTAGACCTTTAACACCGCACGGTTCTTACAAACCTGCTACTGCTGGTGGCGATGATATAGAAAATTTTGAAGATAGCCAAACTGCAAGTGGTATGGTTGCTCCAACTCCTCAAGTAGGTACAATGGGAGTTGTAATTAGAGCCAATCAAAGTTCTACACAAGGATATTGGTTAGGAGCAATTATTCAACCAGGCCTGGGACAAACAATACCTGAACCAGCAAGAAGTGATAATGCTATAGGCAGTGATGCAGACGATTTAGCAAGTCCAGTTGGATTACCTGCAGGAGAATTAAATCGTAGTGCATACGATGGTAGAGTTCCGGAAGATAGAGCAAGACGTGCAATTCATCCTTTTGCAAGAGTTTTACAAAGACAAGGACTACTAGTTGACACAATTAGGGGACAAACTACTAGTAGTATGTTGCGTGATACAGATAGTAGAATACTTGGTTTTAATACACCTGGCGGTGTAGGCACATCACAAGATTTAACATCTAACCCTAACGCAGTTGGAGTAAATGAAAGACAACCTGTAGCATTAACTAGATTAGGCGGTCATTCGTTTACAATGGATGATGGTGATAGAGAAGGAGCAAACAATCTTGTAAGAATACGTTCAAGTAAAGGTGCACAAATACTATTTCATGATAGTGAAGAATTAGTTTATATTGCTAACCAAAACGGAACAGCATGGATAGAAATGACTGCTGATGGAAAAATTGATATGTATGCTAAAGACAGTGTAAGCATACACAGCGAAACAGATTTTAATTTCCGTGCAGACAGAGATATTAATTTTGAAGCAGGTAGAAATCTAAATCTTAAAGGAGTCAAAAGAACACAACTTGAAGGTGATAATTTAAGAGTTGTTGCAAAACTTGATGGAATTATAGATATTAGAGGAAGTCTTGATGTAACAGCAACACAAACTAGAGTTGCAGGAAATGACGTAAGTTTAAACGCTGACAACTTGAACATTGCAACTAAGTTGAATACTGAAATACGTTCAGGAGAGTTAGATTTAGTTTCGCAGTTTGGACAGAGATACAGTGCAGGTACAGGAGTTGAAATAAAAACAAATGTACTAGAAAATCAGTTATGGAATGCACAAACATATAATCCTGAAAAAGTTTATTATAAAGATAACACTGTTATTTTTGGAACAGTTTTTTACAAAGCATTACAGCAAACACTTGCTCCAAACACACCAGGAGTTCCTATTCCTCCTGCTCCAGGACTGTATTGGGAGATTATGCCTCCAGTAACACCATTAACTCAGCATGGTGATTTTAAAGTTGACACAAACATTGCAGGACCTTTACCAGGACAAATACAACTTTTTAGTAAAGATGCTGTTAAAATTACTGCTACTGAAGGTACAATTGATTTACTAGCAGTTGCACAAAATATCAATTTACAAACTCCTCAAACAGTTTATATTGATGGATCGAGTGCAGTGCATCTTAACCTGCCTGGGCCTGGTGCAACACCAGCAACGCCGGTACCGGTTTCAGCACTTGCTACAAACATACCATTCCCTTTCCATCCAAGTGCAGAAGGTACAGCCAATGTTGGAGAACTAGGTGTATTTGAAAATCCTACAACAGATACTTCTAAACCTTGGAATGAATCATACTATGCAGGGGAAAATCCTGTTTATAGTATTATGTTGAGAATTCCGCAACACGAACCGTGGGCTAAACACGAAGGTGCTGATAAACAAGAGACAAATACTGCCGCAACAGACAGAGAAACTGCTGGTAGGTAAAGGAGTTAAATAACAGTATGGGACAGTATAAACAAATAACACTTAAATCACAAAACAGTAATAATCCTGCTAAACAAACACGATCGCAGTTATATAGAGGCACAAGTACTGTAAACGAAAACAGTAAAAGTTTTGCTTTATACGATCAAGAACTTATCAAACAGGATATACTGAACCATTTTAACATTAAAAAAGGTGAAAAGATTTATAATCCTAACTTTGGAAGTGTAATTTGGAATACTTTATATGAACCATTAGATCGAAAAACTAGAGAGATTTTGCTTGCTGATGTTGAACAGGTAATTGCATCAGATCCTAGGGTACAGGCCAGAACCATTGACATTATCGAACGAGAGTACGGAATACAACTAAACATAGAATTAGAGTTTGTAGCCTATTCTCAGATAGAAAAAATAGTCTATACATTTGATAGAGAAAATGGTCTTAGTACTGTATAAAATAAAATACGCAGTTTATAATTTAAGGTAAATACTTGCATGGCAACTTATGACAGACAAAATTCGCTTTTAGTAAATCAAGATTGGACTAAGATCTATAGATCTTTTACTGATGCTGACTTTACATCCTATGATTTTCCTACTATTCGTAGGACTATGATTAACTATCTACGCAAAAATTATCCAGAAGATTTTAACGATTATATTGAAAGTAGTGAATATTTGGCGCTGATTGATGTTATTGCATATCTTGGCCAAAGTTTGTCATTTAGAGCAGATCTAAACGCTAGAGAAAATTTTATTGAAACTGCTCAAAAGAAAGAAAGTGTTTTAAGATTAGCAAGATTAGTTGGATACAACAACAAAAGAAATATCTGTGCAAGTGGAAATCTTAAAATTACAGGAGTTCAAACAACTGAAAACTTAAGAGACAGTTCAGGCGTAACATTAAGAAATAGATTTATTCTATGGAACGATGACTCTAATGCTAATTGGTTAGAGCAAATTATTACGATTATGAATAATACGTTTTCAGGAACAACTACATACGGAAAACCCACTGCGTCAGACACTGTAGGCGGAATTAAAACTGATGTTTATAGAATAAACACACGAACTAGCGATGTGCCTTCATTTAAATTTTCTAAATCTATTTCTGGAATTAATACACAATTTAATGTTGTCAGTGCAAGACTGTTTAATCAAAACATTAGAGAAGAAACACCCCTTCCAGGTAACAACTTAGGAATTTTATATAGAAATGATAAAAGAGGCAACAGTTCAGAAAACACTGGATTTTTCTTACACTTTAAACAAGGGGAACTTTTTACTTCAGGATTTCAAATAAATGATCCAAGTGCAAACGAAGTTATTAATTTAGATACAAATAATATTAACAATACAGATGTTTGGTTATGGCAACTAGATGCTAACGGTAACTTTGTTAGACAGTGGACTAAATTAGATAACACTATTGGTAGTAATGCAGTTTACAACTCAGTTGCTAGAGACAATAGATCTATATACACTGTAATTTCAAGAGATAATGATCAAGTTAGTTTAAATTTTGCTGATGGCAGTTTTGGAGATCTTCCAAGAGGTAATTTTAGAACTTACTATAGAGTTTCAAATGGTTTATCATATAGTATTAAACCAGCAGAATTGCAAAATATTGTAATTGATATTCCTTATATTAGTAAAAGTGGACAACAAAATACATTGACTATTCAGTGTGCATTACAAAGCACAGTCACAAATGCTTCTG